CGAGAACCGGCGCGTGTAGCCGCCCGCGTTGACATTGGAGGCAATTACCCATTCACCTGTCGGATTGGCCGCGCCCTGAATTGGCAGAACATATCCGGCGAACTTGACTGACCGGCTGGCGCTGTTGGTTGTGCTCCATCCAAATCCCTCCCAGACTATCGCCGGTGAAACCTGCTGTGCGCCCGCCGCCGCCGCCGTGCTATTTGCAGCGACATAAGCGTCCGTAATCGTCGTTCCCAGGCTCGTCAGCGTGCGCGTGATCGGGTTGCCCGCCCCGATCTTGGCTTGGATGGCGACAATCGCATCCACCAAAACCGAGTGATGCTTCGCCGTCACGAGCAGTTTCACCGCCACGCCGCTCGTATGACTTGCCGCCGTCGTTCCCTCGAACCCGCGCCCTGAAGCCTGTACGGTCAGCGTGTTGGACGACTTGGACGAATAGGCGATGATTTCCGATTCAATCGAAATGATGCCGCTTGACGGAAACAAGCTTGCATCCGTCAGCACAATAGACGTGTCGGTGCTATTGATCGTCGTTGCGAGCGTCGTGCTGGCGCTGTTGGCGACGCGGACCAGGCTGTCCGCGTCGTCCAACGAAGCCGGGAAGTTGGTTGTGCCTACGGCCAAAACTCACCCCCTGTTAGTCAAGCGTGATGTCCACGTCGCCGACCGGGAACGAGAACGTGTCTCCGCTGGTCACGGCTTTATTCACCGCCAGATCGCCCCACCACAGCAGATTGCCACCGCTTGAAGCGTCGAAGATGCCCGCCGCGACGACCGTTCCCCAGGAGCCGGACGCAGTCGGAAACGTAACCGCCGTGCCGTTGGCGATTGCGCCGCCAGAGGCCGCCGGGAAATTGGTCGTGTTCGCGGTCTTGGAAACGCGCGCGTAAGAGCCGCCGGAAACTTCCGTGCCCCCGCCCGCGTCGGTAGGCGCAGCGGTGAAGAGGCCAAAGTAGAGCGTGGTTGGTTTGCTGTACGCGGTGCCATTGAGCAGATCGTCAAGCACTTTATCCTCTAAATAATTGGTCATTGAGCCGGCCATAGAATTTTACTCCCTCAAAAGATTGTTGATCGGGCGCGTTGTTGTGCGCGGGAATACGGTAGGCGAGGCGGCGGGTTTATTTTGGCGGGCTATCGTCCGGAAACTTCCCCTCCCCGGCGAGCGCGCGCTTCAGGCTGAGTTGATGATAACTGCTGCCCCACTTCTCCGAATCCGTGCGGCCAACGAAGTCGGTCAGACTCACTTCGCCCGCATTCAGTGCGGCAACAGCGTTCTTGGGCAGCACCTGTTCTTTCACGGAATCCGGCTGCTTCATAAACCACTGCCCAGCAGTTTCCCGTTGCCGGGGCGCTTCACCTTTGAGAGCGGCGTAACTACTGCAACGACATGCAACATGGGCTGGCATTGGCTTATCCAATGGAAAGAACTGTCCGTCTAACGCAAGGCAAGCCGCACACGTTTTTACCTGTTTCGTCGCCACCCAAATGTAACCAGAAATGTACTCAGCATTTGCCAAGTAGTTCTGGCGCGAAGATTCCCGATACGCACGAAGTGTTTCATTTCGTGCAATTTGCAGCGCCTTGTCGAGATTCCCGCCGACCGCTGACCGCATCCGCCTTGCCACCTTGGCAATCGGCTCTCCCGCGACCAGCCCGGCAATCAACTCCCGCTCAATCACCGCCGCGCCGTCAATCCCATATCGGCCCAGCACGCCGCGCAAGGGCGAGCCATCCCCGAGCGCGCCAACGAGGTTTTCAACAGCAGCTTTCGGCGCCTGCGCGAAGCTCGGGTTGATGCCGATTTCGCCCGCCGCTGTCTCCATCAGGGTCGCGGAATCACGAAGCCCGCGCTCGATCTCGGCGCGCTGCTGGTCGGTGATCAGGCCATCGGAGAAATCGGCGAGGCGCAGCATTTCCTGTTGGGCTTGCTGGATCAGTTCGCGGAATCTGGCCTGGCGATACAGCCATCCGTCTGTGATGGTTTCGCCGCGAGCGCGGGCGGCTTCGACGCTGGCAAGTAGCTGGCGCAGGTTGGCTTCGAGCCGAGATGCGCCCAGTTCGTAGGCGGCAATCAGGCGGGCAGCGGCTTGCGTATCTCTGGCCAAAAGAGCAGCACGGAAAGCCTGTGAAAGTTGGTAAACGTCAGCCACGGATGGATTGTGGCGGTCAGGATGAGATTATTTTCTTGATCTCGTTTCCGGTTTCGCCGCCTTCTCGGTATTGAAGAAGTATGAGCAAGCAATCCGATTGGGCAAAAGAGTTTGTAAGCAGCGCGGAATTCAAGCCTTTCGTTGAAGCGTTCGCGCTTGGTCACAATGACGCACTGGAATGGGCGGCGAACTGGATCGTGAATTCGGCGACCAGTAACGGCAGTGAGGCAGTAATAGAATTCGCGGCAAATATGGCGATGAGCATTCGCGCTGCATTCTTACAAAAGCACCCCTAACACTCGTCATCGTCCGTGCGCTCGTACTCCGGTGGCGCTTCTTCCCGCGTCACCGCAACAGTCGTCTCCGGCTCGGTTTCGAGCTTTTCCTTCGGGACGAATTTCCCGGACGATGCCGAACGCGCGCCGACGGTCTTTCGCTTGGCTCGCTTGCGGGCCTTCCTTGCGGTTTTCATTCCTGGTTTCCTCCCCGGTTAAAGTTCAGCAGCGCGTTGCCAAGTGATTCCTGCTGGCGTGCTGCCGCTTCCGCGCCTTCGGATTCCAGTCGTTTCAATTCCTCTTCCTCGCTGTAGGTCTCCGGCAGTTTGCCGCGCTCCTTCAGCACTTCGCGGACTGTCTTCTTGCTCAGCACACTGCCCGCCATGGCGTTGTAGGCGTTCATTTCCTGATCGGTCATCGTCAGATCGTCATCGGTCACGCCCAACGTCGCCGAACCGCCGGAAGGCAGGCCCTGATACAGCGCCTGGAATCGCAGCGACTGCTCTATGCAGTCGTGGAGCGAACGAGCGGCGGTCGCCAGTTCAGACAACTCGCGAACCTGATCACCGCTCGCCTCAGTCGCCGTCTTATTTGGCACTTTCTCGGCCAGCATCGAAAGGCCAAGAATCGCCATGTAGTCTTCAAGGTCTTTCAGGTCTTGCCGGGCTGCGCCAAGCGCCGCTCCGGTCGTTTCGGCGAAGAATACGCCCGCCGGTTGCGTGTCAGACACGTCAATCGTCGTGTAGGGGCCAACGTTTTGAATCGGACTCGACTTATCTCGCCCCTTGAACCAGAGGATCGGACGGCTGGCAATGTGCAGATAAATCCGGTAATCCGAAGATTCGGAATAGTGCGCCAGATTGACCATGGCCAAGTCCAGCAACGGCGGCTTACTGACCAGCGGCGCGAGCCTGCGACCGTAGCAAACCGCGACCGGGATTTCGGTTAGGCTGGTCGTGCCTTCGGATTCGAGAGTCACGGAATCCGCGCCGGTCTTTTCGTCTTTCGTCTTGCGGTAGAGTTGCCACGAACCCGGACGCAACACACGGTAGCGGTAGACTTCGGCCTCGCCATACTCACCGTCGGCTTCCCATGTGCACTCCTCAAACGTGATCTGCGTCAGCCGTCCGCGCGAATCCGTGCGCCAGTTGCACGCCTGGTCCGCCTTGTACTTCACCCAATACGGACGGCGACCGCTAGCCTTTTCATCGGCGAGCGTGGAGCCAGCCGGAAGCGCCGGCGGCATGTCCACCATCAGGAAAGCATGACCATCGCGCAGGGCATCAGTGAACAGATCTTTCGCAAATACAGTCCAATACGTTCCGGCCAGGTCGCAATCTTCCAACTGGCCTTCGGTTTCCGCTGTGCCTTCCGCGCCTTCGGCCCCAGCCATCACGTCGGGAACGTCTTCGGACAACTCTGGCTCTTTGCGAAAGACCATTCCGACCAGTGAATGCAACGCCCGTTCGTAGGCGTTGAACAGCAGAGCCTTGCTCTTGCGGATCGCGTAAGCGCTGGGCTGCTCTGCCGGTTCGGGCGGCAGGTAGAGCGTGCTGCGTTTGCAGTCGCGCAGATGCCGCGTGCCGCCAGAAACGTCGCGGACGATTTCAATGTCGGTGAGCATGTCGGCTGCACTTTTGCAGCGGTAGTCGGGAGAGTTGTGCTTATTGTCGGCCACGGCGGGAGTGTCCGCGAGGCCGACGATTTATTTTGAGCAAGCTATGCCGCGACCGCTTTCTGGATTATCGGCACCGGTTCACTTGATGCCACCAAAAGCGGCGGATCGTCCGTAAACGAGCGCACGTCAAACCACGCAAACGACGTTCTACCGTCTGCGTTGGGCTTATCGTTCTGCCAAATCAGCCGCCGCTCTTTGCTGTAGCTGTCGCGCAGCATCTGCGCACGCCAAGCCGCAAGATCAATCAGCAGCCACCGAGCAAATGCAACCTCGTTGCCTGGCGCGGCGTGTGCGTAAAACATCCAATCACCCCAGCCGTTGACGATCTTGCGAAGTTCAGTCTCTGCACCGTTGCTGCGATTGCTGCGCATCGTGAACTGCCATCCGTAGCGGGCAACGAAACCCGCGCGACGAACACGACAAGCGATGGTCAGGTCTCTGGCCTTCAAGGTGATCAAGTCGGCAGCTTGCTTTCGATCAACTTCAAGCGGCGACTCGCACAGCAGATGC